GCAACTTAAATATATTCCCGTTAATTTTTTGGTTCTACCTTAATTGAAAGTTCTGGAGCTTGAATATTAACTGTTTCTACGGATTCACCTATTACTTTACCTAGAGAGTCTAGGATCTGTGCTGCTGTTTGCAATTGACCTTTAGATACTGCTTGGTTAAATAAACGTACTCTCATAGCTTGTAGACGAGGAAGCATTGATTCTCTATCTTTATCCCAATCTTCGTTATTCCAAACTTTAACACGACCCCAATCTTCCCAAGCTGTTGTTATTGATATTTGTTCAATTTTTGAATGTTCTATTACTAATTGGCGAGTTGTTAGCCCTTTAAGTTGGCGGGAATAAAGACGTTGTGCTCTTTCTTGAACTTTTTCTGCTGTGGAGCGAGCTACAAAGCGAGGTCTACCTCTTTTTTTAGATTGAGCTATAGGCGGAATTATATTTGAAGGTAGGATTGAATCAGTCACGGACTAGATTTTTAGTAGTATTTAGTTGAATGATAACTTAAAAGAGTTGAAATAGGCTATAAAGGAGGGGTATGAGTTGTATTTTTTGTTAAATTTATGGTTGTGAGTGAAAAAAAAAGAAATGAGATAAGTTTAAGGTACGCACAGGGGGAGGTGTTTAATTGTAATAAGAGATTTAGGGTGTTGGTAGCTGGAAGAAGGTTTGGAAAGAGTTATCTTTCATGTATTGAACTGCTACGAGGTGCCATTAATCGACCAGGGGAAGTTTATTTCTATTGTGCTCCTACTTATCGAATGGCAAAGGATATTGCATGGAAGGAATTGAAGAGGTTAGTACCGAAGGTATGGGTAAAGGCGAAAAATGAAACTGATTTAAGATTGGAATTAATTAATGGTTCAACTATTGAGTTGAAGGGAACTGAAAACGCTATGGCATTGAGAGGTAGAAGTTTAGCTGGTGTTGTATTGGACGAGGCTGCTTTTATGGATAGAGATGTATGGGCTGAAGTCATAAGACCTGCGTTGGCAGATAAACAGGGTTGGGCTTTGTTTATTAGTACTCCTGATGGAACTGCTAGTTGGTTTTATGATATGTGGTGCTTTTGTGGTGAACAGGAGTGGGATGATTGGCAGAGATGGAGTTTTACGACTATTGAGGGGGGTAATGTAGCGGAAGAAGAAGTTGAAGCTGCTAGGTCGCAATTAGATGCAAGGACGTTTAGGCAAGAATTTGAAGCCAGTTTTGAAAATCTTACTGGATTGGTGGCGGTTAGTTTTGCTGATGACAATATTGATAAAGAAGTTGCAGATTTACATATGCTTCCCTTGTTAATTGGGCTGGATTTTAACGTTGACCCTATGGCAGGAATCTGTGCGGTAAAACATAACGATACTTTGTATGTTTTTGATGAGATTATGCTTACAGGAGGTGCTACCACATGGGATTTTGCGGAGGAGGTTACGAGAAGATATGGAGTTGATCGTAGAATTATTGCTTGTCCTGACCCTACTGGAAGTGCAAGAAAGACCAGTGGTGTTGGTGTAACCGATCATACGATACTTAGACGTAGCGGATTTACTGTTATGAGTCCCAGAAGCCCCTGGAAGATCAGAGATAAGATTACTGCTGTTAATACTGCCCTGTTTGATGCTAATGGTGATAGGAGGACATTAATACATCCTCGTTGTAAAGAATTGATAAAAGCACTTAGAACGTTAACTTATGCACCTAATACTGGTTTACCTAATAAGAATTTAGGTGTGGATCATGCCTTTGATGCTTTTGGTTATCTTTGTCTGCAACAATTTAACTTAGCGAAGCCAGAGACACTGGGACAAACTTCGTTTAGAATATACTAAGATACCCTTTTTGCTTATGGCCTACGGAATGTCAACTACAAAAAAGAAAAAGAAGAAGAAAAAGGGAGGTAAGAAGAGACATGAATGTACCTGTTAATAAAGCACTATATGCAAGAGTAAAAGCTGAAGCTAAACGAAAGTTTGCTGTTTATCCTTCTGCCTACGCTAATGCTTGGCTAGTCCGAGAATATAAGAAGCGTGGTGGAACTTATAGAGTAGGAAAGAAGAAAAGTGCCACAAAGAAGAAAAAGTAAACCCACAACAAAAACCAGAGGTGGTTTAGACCGTTGGTTTAAGGAAAACTGGGTTGATGTTAAGACTGGGAAGCCTTGTGGTCGTCAAAAAGGGGAGAAGAGAGGATATCCTGCCTGTCGACCTAGTAAACGTGTATCAAGTAAGACACCTAAGACTGTAGGGGAGATGACAGCTAGTGAAAAAGCTAGATTTAAACGTGAAAAAACAAGTAGTAAAAAGATAACATATCAACATAGACGTAAAAAACGTAAAAAGAGGAGTTGAACATGGCTAAATCTGCTGCTATGAGTAGATGTATGGGTTACATTTCTACTGTTAAAAAAAGCAAAAAGAAAAAATCCACTAAAAAAACAACAAAATCAAAGAAAAAATGATTGAAATCACACCAGAAATGCTTGACATTATTGAAAAAGTCAAAGGAAAGCGAAATCCTGCTCTTTGGGATCCCAGATGTGAACAATATATGAGAAATAACAATAAAGGTACTGTAAAAAAGTCAACAACAAGTTAAACTAATCTTAAATACTCTTTTTTCTTAGGACAATGGCATTTTTTCGAGGCGAAGAAGGTTCTGTTAAGTTTAAAAATGGAACTGGAACAACAGAAGCAGTACTTTCTACAACTGGTTGGACATTAGATACAACAAAAGACACTTTAGATGTAACTGCTCATGGAGCAACATCAAGAAGTTTTGTTGGTGGACTAATCTCTGGTTCTGGTTCTATAGATTTCTTATATACAGCAGCTAGTGGTAATGAAACTGCTAATTTACTTGCTGATGTATTAACAGCAGAAGATCCAGCAGATGCACAATTTGAATTATTTTTAGATACTTCTGGTACTAAAAAAGTAAGTTTTAATGGAATTGTCACAGGAACAAGTCTATCTGCAACAACAGGTGATCTTGAAACTGTAAGTGTAAGCTTCATTACTTCTGGTGCTATTACTAACGCTGCATAATGCCTTTAAAATCCTACTCAAAGAAGCAACGTAAACTGGCTGCGGTTGCTCCTCCGAGAGATAAGATCACGGCTGCTGATCTAAAAAAGCTTAATGCTAAAAAGAAAAAAAGGAAAAAGAAATGAAACTCACTACTCGTCAAAAAAATAAACTTAAAGAACATTCAGAACATCATAGTGATAAGCACATGGAGTTTATGAAAAGACGTATGAGAGCAGGAGATACTTTTACCCAAGCACATAAAAAGGCACAAGCTAAAGTAGGAAAGTAATGGCTAAAAGAAAAGCAGTTCGTTTAACATTAAAAGATCGTGAAAAGTCTAGAAAAGGTGGACTGACTGCTAAAGGACGAGCAAAATATAATAGAGCTACAGGAAGTAATTTAAAAGCTCCAGTAACTAAAAAAAGTGGATTAACAGAATCAGAGAAAAAAAGAAGAAAAAGTTTTTGTGACAGAATGGGAGGAATGAAAAGAAAAATGACTAATACTAAGAAAAAAAATGATCCTGATAGCAGAATAAATAAAGCACTTAGAAGATGGAGGTGTGGTAGATGACTTATTCTTTACCTGGAATGTTTAGAACAAGTATCACCTCCACTAGTTATTTAGGTGGTACAGATAGTCCTTTTACTCGTAATCGTGCCGTATTAGATATGGTTAAGGGTTGGGAGATAATGAAGGCTGTGACAGAGGGAACAGAATATCTTCGTGATAATAGTGAAGCATTTTTACCATTAGAACCAAGAGAAGATTATGACGCTTATCTTGCGAGAGTAAATAGATCAGTATTCAGTCCTTTTACACAAAGATTAATAAGAGCAGCTACAGGTCTTGTTCTTCGTAAACCAATAACATTAACTGGTGATCCTTATTGGACAGAGATGTTCAAGATGGATGTTGATGGTTGCAAATCAGATTTAGATGAATATGCAAGAAGAGTATTGATGTGTTCATTAACTTATGGTCAAAGTCATATTCTTGTTGATTATCCTGCACCTTCTGGTGCTGTTAGTCTTGCAGAAGAACGTCAGCAGAATCGTAGGCCCTATTGGATTGAGATAGATCCTACAAATATTTATGGTTGGAGATTAGATAGAGAATCTAATTATGGAAATCTTATACAGGTGAGAATTGCAGAAAAAGCTGTATTACCTGATGGCGATTTTGGCGAAAAGATATACG